AATGTAATTAATGCCATTACTCTCCACCTCCATTATCTATTACTGTTCCACCATCTGCTATCCATTCTTGAATTGCTTGGTAATCTGTGTTTGCTTTGTTTAATGGTACAAATGAAACAACATCATTTGAGTAAGTAACTCTATAACAAGTTGCTCTACTGCTATCTTCTAAATCATATAATTTTTCTACTGTGTTAATCATTATAACTCCGCACTAAAATTGTATGTTAAAACTCTTGGAACAGAACCATCACTACCACTTTGTTGCAATCTAATAGCATATTGTGATGTATCACTTACTGATGTATTACCTAATTCTCCATTACTAGTAAGAACTGTAAATGTTGGAGATGCTCTCATTGGAACAGGATATTGTTTGTACCCAACTCTAAATGCATCAGATACTCTGCCTGTTACTAATTGTAAATCACAATCATCAAAATAAAAATATCTTAAACATCTGTTTAAATTCGCATCATGTGGCAAGAACTCAAAATCAGATGCAGTTGTTCCAGCTTCTAATTGTACACCTGTAATATACCATTCGTTTGATGTGCTATCTGCAAGGTTGACTTGACCTACTGCTCTGTTTGCGTTTGTACTTGCACCCCAAGAAGTTTGTAAAGTTCCAGATGTATAAGTTGAACCAGCACCTAACCAAAATTGTATAAATAAACTTCCATTATTATCATTATCTAATGTTCCTGTTGTATCTCCAGCAAAAGTAATTGTTTTCTTTTCCCAAGTGTTAGCTGAATTAATTGTGTAAGATTTATTTATATGTCTGTCAGAATTATCATTATCAAGTAATTCACAAATATAAGTTCCAGTTTTATTTGATTTAACCCAAAATGAAGCAGTTAAACTTTTAGCAGATGAAGTTCCTTTTTCTAAATATTGTAAGTTTTGACCTTCAAATCTTTGTAAAAAATATAATTTATCTGAAGCTGATGGAGAAGCATCAGCAGTTGTGCAATCTAACTTAGTAGATTTAGCAAAACCTTGACCAGTTGGTACATCAGTTGATTGTGATTGTGTCCATGTTCCTAATGTTGTAACTACAGTTCTCCATCTATCAACTGTTGCATATGTAGCAGATGTAATAGAAGAAGTTGAAGTTCCTCTTTGTGCTATGCTCATGTCACCATTGATGATGATGTTTCTGAAATTGACATTATTATCAATTTTCGATTGAGGTACATCCTCGATCATGTTTGTTGTATCTATTCTACTTAATGCCATAATTAACTTCCTATCCTGTATGCGCCAAATCTGCTTTCAGCAGTTCTAACTTCTACTGTTCCAGAATCTAAATTTGCATAACAAAATATTTCAATATAATCTCCAACAACTAAATCCATTGTAGTTAATAGTGTAAGTTGCATATATCTATTATTACCATCATTGTTTGAATTAAAATTTGTTCTTGTTTGAGTTTTTACACCATTTTTATAAATATATGTTTGACATTCTGCAAGACCAGAATTAAGACTACTACCTATACAAGCATCACAATAGAAATGATATTTACCTGCTTTACCTGACGGCACTGTAAATCTTTTATTAGTAGTGTCATAAGCACCATCAGTATCAAAAACTTCATTATCAAAATTTATTTTTGTTTCTGTTGTATTACTAGGATTTTGTTCTGTTGTAATTGTTGCTTCAAAAGCAGGATAATTAATCTTCTGCGTAGTAAGATTACCCGCACCATCAGACGTTAAAATGCTGTTACCGCCAAAGTCCTGTAGTTGATTTGCTTTTATAATTGATGCCATGATTATGTTCCTATCCTGTATGCACCGAAATATGAATTAGCACCAAATTGACCACCAGAACCATCTCCACTTTCTGTAAAACCAAAAATTTCTATGTAATCCCCAACAGATAAATCCATTGTTGCTGATATTCCTACTGTTTGATTTATTGGTTGAGATGAATTGTTATTATAATTTCCTTGATTTTTATAATCACTTCCATTTTTATAAATATAAATTTTTGATTGAAATAGTTTATAAAAACTACCACTTAATGTTTGTTGATTAGTTCTTGCATATATGAAATATTTTCCAGCTTTTGCACTAGGAACTGTAAAACGATAATTAGTTGAATTGTCATAAGCAGAGTTTGTATCAAATCTTTCTGTGTTACATTGCATTTTAGTTACAGTTGTATTTGAAATACTTTGATTTGCAGATAAATATGCTTCGAAAGCAGGATACATTAAATTACTTTGAACAACACCCGAACCTAGACTAAATGTATCCCCAGAACTACCCAGGGTTACTGTGCCGTTGTCAGCGATTGGTTCTATATTTGTTGTTTTAATTGTTCCCATATTATGTTCCTATCCTGTATGCGCCAAAGTATGTTTCAAAATTTTGTGATCTTGCAGTAGCACCACCACTCATAGCACTTACAAAAACTTCTACATAATCATTGACTGATAAATTTTTTGAAAAAGCACTATATAAATTTGGATCAGCACCACTTACATTTGAATAAGTTTCCATTCTACCAGTATCTGTACCATTTACTTTAAAAGTAGCTATTGCTCTTTCATTAACAGAATTTGAAAGAACTACATTTGAATAAATAAAGTATATCCCAGCTTTTGAAACTGTAAATCTATAATTTGTAGAATTATCATAATCATTATTTGTATCATAATCTTCAGTATCAAATTGAATTTTTACATTTGTACTAGCAGATAAAGATTGATCCGAAGATAATCTAGCAAAGAAAGCAGGATACATATGACCTGTAACAGCACCATTTTCAAATGTTACTGTATCCCCAGAACTACCTATTGTTAAACTTGTTCCTGATTGTGGGTCTATTTTATCTACAAATAAAGTTGCCATATTATACTACCGTTAATGTTCCTTGTACTGTTACCGTTGCTGTAAATGATACTGGACCACATAACATCATGTTGTCCGTTGCAGGAACTGTAATTGTTTCTGAAACTGTTGCTAGGTTTTTATATCCACCGTTGATTGCAGAAATCATTCCTGCTTGAATACTATTTTCTCCAGGGTTAATGCTACCCGTAGATTTACCTTGGAACACTACATAGATGTTTGCTGTGCCTGATGGTGGGGCTTCTGTGAAAGCTAAAGTTGTACCACCTGATATTGAGTAAGCGGAAAACGGATCTTGTCTAACGTTTCCAACATATACTTCTGCTTCTGCAGTGTTTGAAACACTTTGACTTAATGTAAAATTGACCGTGGATCCATTACCATTGAACTGTTGAGAGTTCATGGTATTTAAATTTTGTTTTGGTGCGTTTCCTAAATAAGCCATGATTATCCTTATGTACTTATATCATCTACAGCGCCAACGACAGTATCTAAAGAAGAAGCTGTATCTGATTTAACAAATAGCTGATCTCCTGAAGCAAGTACTATCTTCGAGCCTCCATCAATAAGTTCTAATGATCCGCCACTTACAACTGGCGCATTTTTAATTAAATAATAATTTGCTGACGATCTTCTAATGTAAGCTTCAACATTAATTGTTGAAGTAGTAACGTTAGCCATTCTAACACTAATTAAAGTATCAAAACTATTTGCAGCTCCGCCTAAAGCATCTACTGCAGAAGTTCCTGTTTCTCTTGTTAGATAATTTCTAAAGTTTTGTGCCATAATTTATTCCTTATACTATAATGCAATCGACATAGCAATGACGAATCCGTTACTTGGTACCCCATCAACAACACCTGAAGCGTCTTTATAAACTGCTTTACTAGCAGGTAAAGTACAAAATACATCTTTTGTGCCTGCTGAAAAGTTAACAGCGCTATCTGAGTTAGATGAAGAAATAATAGTTGTTCTAGCTAATGTTCCAGCCGCAACGGTCCCAAGACCAACTTCAAACTCTGCTCCACCTTGTAAAGATATTGCATAGTAAGTCGTATTACCATTTCCAATAGCAGAAGAAAAAGTTTCAAAACCAGTTACCGCTCCAGCCAAAGTGAATGTGCCAGTACCAGTAGTCGTACTTGTTTCTTTTACTCTATCATTTACTACTAACGCCATTTGTGTTCCTTAAAAATATTACGCGTCGCCAAGTCTAATGATTGCATTAGAAGAATCAGCAGTTGGAAACTGAACAACGAAATCACCGTTAGTTGCAGTTTTTGATCCACCGAAGTCTAAAACTAATACAGCTTCATTACTTGAACCTTTATAAATCAGTGCTCCTGTTGCAGTTAAAGTTACAGAACTAAAAGTAGAATCTGCAAAGTCAACGAATGCAATGTTACTTGATACCGCTACACCATTATTAGTTAAAGTATTTCCACCTGCAGTATAGTTTGTACCAGATGAAGAAACTTCATTAGTAGTTGTATAAGCAGTTGTTGAAGTACTAAAACCAGTAATATTACTGTAAAGCGCTAGTTTAAAAGTTGATCCACCAGATGAATCAAAATCAAACACGCCACCAAGTAGGTCTGTTTTAAAAGAGTCAGGTACTATATTTGCCATTTAATTGTCTCCTTAAATTATGATGGTGATTGAGATTTAAGAGGTGTTCGAAGGGCCCCATCTTGCCATTCGTCCCGGCGTCTACGACCTTGTTGTTCGATCGCGTACGATTGTAAAGCTTTATTAAAAGATCCTTCGTAGTATTGTAACATATCTACAGGACCTTTCAAGTATCCATATGCTTCTACCAGACATCCATACAAAAGTAAATCCTGATATTTATTACTTGTGTAAGTTCCTTGTGTACTTCCCGGTGAAGCTGTTATTGAATCTGGTTGCTTTGTATAAGCTAAAGTGATTAAATTAGTGCTATTTGGTGTAGGTGCTACTACCCAATAATTAGCATCCCAATTAGCATAATACTTAGGTATTCCAGAAGCAGTACCTGGAGTATTATAATACTCAGCCATAAAACTAGTATCTCTTTTATCTAAAAAAGTTTGTTTACCATTAGAATCTGTTAATTGAACGTATCTAATAAATCTTAAATCAGATGGTATTGTAACATATCTACTTCCAGCTGCTAAGTTTGAAGTTGCATAAAATCTATTATCATCAGAATCTACTTCTCTATAAATTCTATTTTCTGCATTTTTAATTATTGTATTTAGAATACCTGTATTCAAAACAGAATCATCTACTTCTGTATAGTTTCTAATATCATCTTGTAAATTTGTTAAAGTGTATGCCATTATGGTGTTAGAGTAACTGGTCCTGCAGTTACAAACATTCCTCCTGATTTTTCCGTTACAGTTGCATTACTTCCGCAATTAAAGCTATAACTATTTGTATTAATAACTGTTATACTAAATCCTGAACCATTTTCAAATAAAGAATACACCAGTCCTCCCGGACTTCCGTTTACATTTCTAAAAACAACAGTATCATTTGTTGATCTTCCATGTGCAGGTTCTGTAACAGTTACAGTGGAAGAACCTAAAGTTAGACTCAAAGGATTTCCCGGTAATAAATTTTCTGTAGCGGGTTCAGTTCTATCTGGTCTTGCATTTGATAATCCTTGAGGATCACCTGTAAATCTTGTTGGTTGTATTTGTGGTTGTTTAGATTCAAATTCTGAATTGTGTACAAAACTTCCATCCCATTCGGTTACCATTTCATTATAAGGAAATGCCATACCTGATCTATCAGATATTGCTTGTGCATATTTTCCTCTAGATAGTTTTGCCATTATATACCTGGATAATAAGTTTTAGGAGTTATGAAAGAACTAGAAGAAGATCCATCTTCTTGTAAAGCTCGTTGTAATTCATCTTCATATAACATTTTTAACATTTCAACTCTATCCGGTGCATTTTTAACTGCTAAGTAATAAGCAAGTCCAGCTACCATACAAGGTACAAATCTATAAGGCACATCTGCATCGTTAGTATAGTCTCCAGCATCTTGAATTCTTTTTGCATAATAATAATTAAAAAAGTTTCCGGCTTCAGATGTTCCTGGAGTTGAATACAAAGTAACTGTAATTTTATCGATAAATCTTTGAACAAAATACTGTGTTGGATTTCCTGTAGAAGTTTTATTTGATAAAGCTTGATAAGTAGATCTACTTATTTTTGTGAGAGGCGTATCAATATTAGAAGCGTTTCTATAACTTGCTTCTAAAATATCATCAACACCATAGACAGCGGTTGCATCCGATGTGCCATCAGCTGTTGATCTAAACATTGTGTATGTTGATTTATTATTTACTAATGTAATTGAATTGTTTGCAATTTCCCAATAGTGTAAACCTCTATTAGACCATTCTTGAAACATTATATTTAAAGAACGTCTTGCTCCCTTTAATTGATAACCCGAAACACCTTGTATTCCAATTCTTTCATAAGCTTCTTCTACTATATCGGATATAGAAAAACCTTTTTCAAAGATTGTAGTTCCAGAGGTAGTGTTAGCCATTTAGCCTCCTAGCCAGTATATCCGATAGTAACAGATCCTGATCCAGTTACATCTGCATAGATAGTATTTTGAAATCTAATTCCGTTTCCAGGTATATACATATCTAATCCTTCACTTCCAAAAGTAGATTCAAATACAATAGCTCCAGATGCAGTTGCTGCATCATAAAGTTTTATATTAGTAACTCCCGTAGCTTGAATGTATGTAACTCTAGATGGTCCAATATTAGTTGATCCACCTGAAGCAGTTTTTACCTGTCCGTCAGCTGTAAGTGTTGTAAATTTTTGGTCTGATGACATATTGTTTTCTCCTATTAAATTTAAGTGGGGCCGAAGCCCCACAATAATTATTTATTACGATGAAGCAATGTTTGCAAGTGTATCACATCTTTTCCAGTTTGTTCCATCTGAAAAAGCATATACTGCTGCGCCTGCTGCACCATTATCAACGTAAATCATTACGCCTTCATTACTAGCTGCTTCTAATGAATCAGTTCCATTAGTAACAGTGTTTGCGTCAGTAACAGACCAAGTGTTAGTTCCACCTTGTTGAGTGTCACCTGCATTTGGATTAGGTCCACCAATAAAACCATTTAATGAAGTTACTGGTCCTGTAAATGTAGTATTTGCCATGATTATTCTCCTAGTTAAATTTCACATAGTCTCTAGGCCGTCGACTATACTGCGTCCATGCGAAATATTAATTTATGTATAGTAAATAATTTATATATTAAATTATAAAAAAGTGCAAGAAATCCCTACGAAGAAATACTATTTTCAACAATGTATCAGTCTTAATTAACCAGCGTAAAGATGTACTTCGTAATCTTTTTCGTTAATTTGACTTCTAATCTCTTGTTCCCTGATAATTGATCTAATTACTATTTTGATCTCATCACCAAGAACAGACATTTCAGGTGTTATTTGTCCTTTGTTTTCAAGAAACAACTCGTTCCATTTAGATTCGAGTTTCAGTTTCTTTGCGAACAATACCATGTTGTCCTGAGCCATTTGTAACCTCCTCATAGGTTATGTAAAAATCATTTCCAGTGCTTGTAAACTGAAGATCATTTTTTTCCCATTTTATATCATATTTTCCTAAAAAGTCAATAATGGGTTTATTTAGCTCATCCGCATTATTTATCTCTTTATCACTTTCGATTTCAAACTTTGTTTGAAGATGTTTTGTAAATATTTTTACTAAGTATTTATATTGAGTCATTTTTTCTTTCTATTTTAATAATGAGGCGAGATTGTGTCTCGCCTCAAAATTTCTAATTATTATGCACCTGGTGATGCAAAAATACCTCTATAGTCAGATACACCAAATGAGTATCTTTCTCTAGCTTTGTATCTTACGTTACCAGTGTCGAAGTCACCTTCCATAGCAGTTTTAATAGCTGCTCTTTCAAAGTACTTCATACCATTAGGCACGTCTGTGATAATGTAGAATGCATCTGGATCAGTTAAGAAATTGTTCACTCTATAACCTTGAGGAACCATTCCCATAGAAACGATTGCATTGATATCATTATCAGCAGTACCAACTCTACCTTGAGATTTCATTAATCTCTCAGCAGTGAATTGAAGCTCAGAAGGAATAATCATTTTTACACCTCTTGCAGCAATTTTTAGACCTCTTTCGTCTGTCATTGCAGCAATATCGATTAATGATTGCTCTAATGAAGTTTCATTCAAGTCGGCAGCCGTTGCTAATGTGTTAGATACAGTTCCACTAATTGTAGGGTGGTTAGTTGCAAATAATGCAGAACCATCACCTGAAGTGAATGTACCAAAACCATTAACTAATGGGTTAACCGCTTTAACTTGTTTAGTGTTCGCCATAGATCTAGCTAATGCTTTAGTATATCTACTTCCAAGTCTGTCGTATAGGTTATCTTCAACCGCTTCTTCAGTGATTGAAAACGCTAAAGCTACAGTCTCGTGAGTGTATCTTGAAGTGTAAGTTTCTTGAGCATTGTCAAAAACTACACCAGCACCCTCAGACTTAGTCTGTGCTTGAGCAAAACCTGATAACATAACTTCTTCTTCAAACGCTCTGTCTGAAGATTCAGTAGTGTATATTTCAGCATGCTGATTTTCGTAACGTTTATATTCAAGTCCAAATAGTGCATTTAGACCTGGTTCTAGTTCTTTAACTAGTTGTCCTCTACTTATGGCCATTATATACCTACCGTTCCTTTTAAAAAGTGCTCGTTAATCATAACTACCAAATTAACATTAGCAGAACCTGCTGTGTCATTACTTGGATCATTAGATATTGCAAGTACTCTTAATTGTGCTGTTGCAGTTTTAAGATCAGAGTGATCTAATTCTACTTTTGATACATAGTCTGGTGAACTACCAGCTGTGTATGCAATGTCAGCATTCATTCCGACGTCTGCTGCTGCAGTTGCGCCGTCTGATTGTACTTCAAACCTTTCGTAAGGGTCGTCAGAAACGAATCCTACGATATCTGTTGCAGTATTACTTGCATTCAGATGGTTTGCCCATGTTGGTTTGCTTGTAGAAGCATCAGTATAGAAAACACCATTTAGTGGTCCTAATAAAGTATCTGTTGCTGCCGCTACAGTAATTGTACCAGTGGCTGCCATTTCGACAGGATCACCTTGGTAAATTGCTGCTGCATTTGCTGCAATACTATATTCGGATAAACCTTGGTTGTCTCTATTCTGGCCAACTTTTCCTATTGCTTTCAAACCGAAAGCTGCGTCTTGGTTTGCCATTATATTTTCTCCTTTTGTGAGCTACCCTTTCGGGCCTCCACTCACGGGTTTATTTTATTCGTTGGGTAGGAATCGTTAAAAAATTAACTTTTCTTTGAACCACCGAAGGTTACACGAGTTTGTCTATCAATATTGATAGGCATACTTGGGTGCTGTTCCTTCATTAAATCGTTGTCAACTGCTTCAACATTGTCCTGAGCTTGTTTTGTATAATAGTCAGTACGTTGTTGTGCGATTTCTTCCGGTACCCTTGCCAGCACAAGGCCACCAACTCCGATCACTCCCTTATATTTACCGTCTTCTACTTGTGGATAATCAGAATCTGGATATTCATCAGATCTAACTAATTCATATCCTGATCTTATTCTTCCAGCGACATTCTTAGTGTCGTGAAATCCTAAGGTTTCTGCTCTAATCCATCTGTGCGTAAAACCTGCCGGTGCAGGGGGTGCATCTAAACTTGATGGTGGAGACCAAACTTTTTTCTGAGCTGTTTTTTCTCTAGTTTGACTCGCACGCGAGGTTCTTTTATCATTATTATTTTCCATATGCTTATACCTCCTTCGTGATATTTAATTGTTTCGCATATTCTTCTAGCGGCACTCCTAATTTTTTAGCTATTGCTACCTGTGATGAAGTGAGTCTCACAGTTTTGCGACCAGATTTAGTACTTCTTTTTGCAGATGCAACTGTCTGTACAGGTTTAGCCGTTTCCACCTTTTGTTCATTATTAACAAATTTGTGGGGAAATTCAAGTCTTATTCTTTTATCTATTTCAGAATAATACTCATCAGATTGAGGATCAAAACCTTCCTCTTCTGTTAATTTCTTATGTAAATCAAAAGCAGTATAAGTCATAGCGCTATCTCTACCAAACCATGTGTTTTTCTCTGCCCATGATGAAGCTTTAGGGTCCGGTGTTCCTTGTGCTACTTCTTGTCTATTTAAATTAACTTCAGGTTTTGCAACCTCAGTTTCTTTAAGTTTACTTTCCTGTTCTTGACTTATTTTAGCTTCTAAAAATCTAGCTTGTTTATAACCTAGTTCAGAAATCATAGTTTGAGCTTCTACTTCAGCATTTATATCCCCTGCTTCTCTAGCAGCAGCTAATCTTGCTTTAGCAGATTCTAATCCAGATGTAATAGATTCTTCTGTAGATTTCATGAATCCTGGTTCTAGCTTAGAGATTTTTTCATCAACTTTTTTCTTATCCTGCATAACTCTTTCAGCATAAGTTAAAGCTTCTTCTTTTTGTCTCTCAGCTTCTCTCCATTTTTTAGTAAGCTTTGCTATTCTTTTTTGAACACCTTCAGAATATTGTTTTAGCTCATCTTCTTTAGGTTCTTCAGATGAATTTTCCAATTTAATTTGACGTTCATTTTCATGAGTCTTATCTTCTGGAACTGTTTCATCTTCTACAACAGGTCTTACAGTCGGTTCTTCTTTTATTTCCGGTTGTTCGATTTCTGTTTGATTTTTTTCTTCAGCGATATCAACATCCATTGATGGACCAGTTGTATCTATATCTACTGTTTTATTTTCTTCTTGTTGCATAGTTTCCTCCTATGTGGTTAATATTGATGAAGTATATCTTCGGGTTTATCGATGGTTGCTAAAACTTCATCATCATTTAGCAATCTTACTTCTCCGCCATCAATCTGAATTCTTGATCCAGCATATTTTGCAAAAATTACCCAATCTCCTTTTTTACACCAAGCTCCTTCAGGAAATTTTTCTTTATCATAACAGTGTGGTCCCATAGCAAGAACTAGACCGCAAGTAGAACCTACTTGTTGTCTCTCAAGTGTATCTTGTCCAAGATACAATCCACCTCTAGTTTTTTCTGGCATTTTAAATGGAAGAACTACAAGTCTCCATCCAGTTGGTTTAGGTAGTTTAGAAGATTCTTTTGTTTTTAATCTTTCATAACCATCAACTTCTTTTTGATGATCATCTTTGTATTTATCTAATAGTGCCGATTTAACTTTCGGTTCTTCCGAAGTCGACGACGTTTTCTGGTCTTTCAGTATCATTTTTTTCCTCCTTAGGATTTAGCAGGTTTGATATTTCCTGTGATATTCTTAAATAGGCATGTGCCTGTCCCATCATATACTTGTATTTTTCCATATTGTCAACACCTCCACCAATCATATTATCTCCAATAGATTGATATTGTTCTTTGAGCTGTCTTTGTATTTTATTTAATATTACTAGTTCTTCGTTCAACATTTTTCTTTCTCCTTTTATGTAATAAATTAACTCTTGAATGCCAGCACCATTCAGTAACTTTTATAGAACATGTTTCTAATTTAGAAAACATAGTATCTAATCCACCAAAAAAACTATATAAAAATTTATCTAGCATTTCCAACGTCTTCTTGCCTGTCTAATTCTTGAATTAGGATCATTTCTAGTTTTAGCTGATGAATTTTTAAGTTGTCCGGCTGATCTTGCACAATATGATTTTCTACGTTTTGCAGCAGCTGAACCTTTTTTAACTTTACCTGTTACTGCAGTTTTTAATTTTGATCCAGGGTTTGCTGCTCTATAAGCTTTTACACCTTTAGCAGTCATACCAGCTCCAGATTTAGTTGGTCTGTAATTAGCTCCTGGTCCTTTTGTTGTTTTTCTAATTGATCCACCTTTTGCTTTTTTAAGTCTAGTAATAGTAGTTCCTTTTCCTGTAGTAGTATCTATTTGTAAACCTCTAGGTAAATCTTCAATATTATTTTTACTTTCATCTCGACCGTATTTATATTTTTCTGTTGAAGAATCTTTTTCTTTTGTTTTTTTATTATATTTATTCATTATATTTTTTGCATCTCTGGATTAGTTGATAACATATTTTTTTCTGCTCTAGGTCTTGCAATAGAGTCTTTACTTCTTTTTCTAAGTTGAGCAATAGCAGATTCTTTTAATTGTTTTTGTCTTCTTAATTCTTTTAAATCTTTTTCTAAGTTCATTATGCAAATGTTTTTACGTTAGTTGGTTTACCACCGGGATTACCCGCTGCTCGTTTTCGTTTGACAGCACTCGCCTTTTGCGACTTTGTCATCCGTGTGGCTTTTGCAAGTGGTACGCATTTTGGATATTTCCTCTTTGAGCCTTTGCTTCTCCCGCATGGTTGATACTTGCCGTCTTTCTTCGGTGCTCCAATGTCTACCCATTTTTCTGATACCCATTTTCTTAAACCACCTTCTGAATAATAACTACGCACACGCCACTCTTTTTCTTCTTGCTAAACCAGCAACCATGTGACCACCGGTTGATGCTTTTTTTCTACTTCCTTTTTTACCACCTGGTGTAATTTTACCTGAGCAAACTCCTGAAGCGTACATGTTTGCGTACGCCGAAGGATAAACTTTGAATTTACGCTTCGCTGCTGCTTTTCCTTTTGAACAAAGTTTAGCCATTACGTTTTAACCATTTTAGATATAGGTGATTTTTCTTTTTTCTTTTTACCTTTAGCCATTAAAATTTTTTTCTTTAACTCAGTAGGTAAAGTTTTTTGTGCTTTGGTTAAACCATTTCCACCATTACTAAATTTTTTTCTCATTATTTTTTTCCTCCGTTATTTTTAAAAATTTGTGTACCTTTTATACCATAGATGCTCGCCACGACAAGGATCCATAAATTTGTGAACCAGCTCGGAAGCGTAGAGAACATATCAAAGAACAATTTCACCTTGTCCATCGCTGTTGGGTCCTCACTTACAACTGCCCACGCCAAAATTACGATGGGCGCCGATAGAATTACCAAAACCGCCTCGTCCTTCCAGTCCGATTGACGTGCTTCTAATAGTTTTCCTTGGTAAGCTTCTTTTCCTTCGGCCATACGAGACGCATGCATTAACTGTGCATCTGACATTGCCATTTTAGTCTTCTGCTTGTTAGCGTATATTTTACTTCCAGCAGAAACGGCTAATTTAATTGCCTGAAACCACATGTTAGTAAGCTTTTGATTTTCTTTTTTTCTCTGCTAGTACTGCACCTTGACCTTGAACTTCTTCTTCAGGTCCACCAGTACCAATATAGTTATAAGCACCATCAGCAGTTGTTTTTGATCTTGGATCAATCTCAATTTGCTGTTCAGAAACTTTAACTTCTTTAATTTTATCTAATTTTTCCATATTTTCTCCTTAATTATTTTATTTTAACTGTTTTTTTCTTAATTGTCACTAACCTTTACGCATGATTTCAACATTTGGAACCATATTACCGGTGTTTTTCATCATTGAATCTGCACTTGGTATAGTTTTACTAAGAATAGTTTTTTCAATTGAAGTATCAGCTCTTAAATTTGCTAATTCTTTATTTTGTTGAAGCTTATCTTCTTGATTTGTCTGGTTCATCATAGTTTTCATCTTATCAAGATTCATTCTCTCTTCATCCTGTTCTTTTTTACGTTGGTTTTCCATTGCTCTAAGATCTAATTCTCTTTCTCTTAGTTTAGCAATAGGATCATTATCAAATTGTGAAGTAATTTTCTTTTCTTCATTCATAAATTCTTCCATCATTTCAGCAATTAGTTGTGCTTTTCTAGCTTCCACTCTTTGTTGCATCATCATGAACTGCATTTGCATCTGTTGTGCCATTTGTGGATTCTGTTGCATAGCCATTTGCATCTGTTGCATTTGTACTAACTCATCTTTGAATTCTAATTCAATTTGTTCTTGAGCCATTAGACTAATATGTTCAAAAATATTTTTTTCTAAACTTGCCATTACCATTGGATTGTTTCTTGCAATGTTAGTTGCCATAAAATTTAAGTGAGCAGTTATATGTGCTCTATGATCTTGTCCAGGAAATGCTTGGAACTGTGCTCCACCTAAAGCATCAATATGTTCTAACGCTGGATCTTTAGGAGCTGGTTGTTGTGGTCTTATTAAAACTTGGTCAATATTTTTTACACCTAATGCTTCATACATATTTCTATATGATTGATACATATTGTGCATTTGTGGATTAGATTGTGCCAGCTGGAGTTCCGTTTGCGCAAGTGAAATACGCTGTGTTTGAGAAAAAATGTTAGGGTCAGCAACTGGCACTATATCTACTCTATCATCAAAATCAGATTGCATAATCATTTTTTGACCCCCAACTACATCGTACGGATATTCTTGTGGTAGATATAACTTGAATACTCTAGCTAAAATTCTGAATTCATTTTTAAGAGCTGAGTAAATTCTTTTGTGAATCGCAGACATTGTTCTACTTCCTCTTTCAAGTAGAGCTACTGTTGTTCCTACTGCTGCTTGTTGATTGCCATCACCAACTTGTAAATCTGCAATCGATGCAAATCTTTGACCGGCGTTTACTACAACACCCATCAAACTTAATAAAGTCTGTGACGGTTCTTTAAAAGGTAACATCATAAATGAATCTCTTAGATTACCACCTGGTGCATCTACATCTCTGAATTCACCTGGTTGAATTGATTGTGCATCATCTCTAATTCTAATACCTCTCATTTTAAATCCAGCAGGTAAATTAGATAATGTTCCTGCATCTAGTAATTGTCTAAGTGCACTTGTTGCAGTACGTGACAATCCGCCGATCATATGAATTAAACCGAAACCATAAAAACCTAAACCTGGTAAAAATTTAAAATGTACAAAGTATTGTATTTTTCTTTTCATTGGATCACCTGATTCATAATTTCTTCTAATAGATAAAATCTCGTGTGATCCTTCTATAAAAGTTACGATGTAAGGTATTTTAATTCCTGAGGGCTCACCAGTCTCTTGATTCATATCTTCGAAACCTTCTAAATCTAAATCAACATGACATTCTAATAATGTAAATACATCTTCATCTTTTGTTTTTGAGACTCCCTCAATTTCTCTTTCTTTTCTATCAATTTCAGTGTCTTTGTCTTGAGGTTTTCCAATTTCTACATCTTTATAAAAACCTGCTACTTGTTGTTTTCTTAAATCATTTTCAGAAATTTTTACTCGATGAATAATTGCTTCTGCATCATCTAATGAAGTAGCTGTGTAGGGTACAATTAAATCATCTGCAGGAACAAATTTTGATACTGCTCTTTGTTCCATGTCATCATAATAAACTTTTTTGAAAGCAGAACCCGCAAGTGGCAAATTAAATAACATTTGATCAAACTCTGGTTCATACTCTTTCATCTTTTCCATTATTTGATAATTCATAAAATCTTTAACACGAGTTGCTTGTTGTGTTTTATCAGGAGTAGGCATTCCTAAAACTTGAGTTCTAACTGGTCCATCTGCTGGAAGTAATTCTTTATAAGCTAATGCTTGAAACTGTGTAACTGCTTCTGCAAGAACTGGGTGTGTTGCACCTGAAGCTCCTTGAAAAGGTTCTGTTCTGTTATCATATTTAAAACCTAAAAGGTCTAATCCTTTAGTGTAGGTTTGTTCCCACTCTTTTCTTGAAGAAGAGTAGTCCATATATTTATTATTTAAGTCAGAAGATAATTCTCCTAAAACATCATCAGGTAAAAATTCTGCAAGGTTTGAATAATGCTCGTCACCACCTTCTGGCGATGCAGCTTTTGGATCTAAATTAATATCAACTGAACCATCTTCATTTTCTGTGACTTCTACATCATCAGGTGATTGCTGTTCTTCCGTTACTTCTTCAACTATTTGTTCTTGAACTTCTTCTTGACTAGGTAATTCAAATTCTTTTCTTACTTCGTTGGGAAGTGCTTTGTCTATATCCGCCATTTATTTTTTCTCCAGATTGTTTGACTGTTTTAACAGTATTATAATTAATATTCAACCCCTGAGGCATGGGTCCTGATTCAGGTGGTAGTAAGTGTTTTTTAGGGTACAAATTCTTCGAACTCATCCGATTTACCTCTAACTTTATTTTTTAATGAAGCAAGTCCTTTTGCTCCTTCAGGACCTAATAAATAAGCTGCTGCAAGTTCATCTGGTTTTTTTGTAAACTCGGAAGCTTTTGCTACATCAGCACCACCCATAACCATACCTGCTGTACCTACAAATGGTATGAAAGGAGCTGCTGCTCTAAATACAGGTCTAGCAATTGCTTTAGCAAACTTACCATATTTACCTGCTTTCTCTTTTAAAAGTTCTTCATAGTTTTTTCTAGCTACTACATCCTCAGGTGTTTTTGCTTTTAAAGTTTGTAAAGTTTTATCAGTCATTCCTCTATCAACAGATTTTAATGGATTAAATCCTCCCATTGGTAAATAAGGTTTTCCTGTTCTAACATCTAAGTTCCAACCTCTTAAAATATTTGCTGCTTTTTTACCTTGCTTACCTCCACTTGCAACTAAATTTTGTATGGCAGTATTATTTATATTAATTAATTTTGATAGCTCTTTGGTAGGATTTTTATCAAAAGCTCTTTTTAATTTTAGTTGTTCTTTATAAAAAGGTTTTAATTCATCATTTAATTTTTCAGCATAAACTTGATTTTGTTTTACAGTTTGTGGAGCTAAAGCATCTACTGGATATTCTGCTCCTAACGCTTTTGCTTGAAATATATTTGCAGTGTGAGCATTTTCAAATGTTTTACCTAAACCCATAGCTTGTTTAGTTTCCATAAATCTTCTTTCAGCTTGTTTAGTTTTTTTAGTAACATTTGTTCTTTTTTTAGCTGCATCAGCTTTGCTAGTGCTGTTTGGATTTATATTACCGTGTGGTATTTTAAATCCTGTTTTTTCTAATTCAGAGGCAACTTCAGTTACATATTTAGCAGCACCTGATTGAGGATTTCTAGTTCCACCATATTCTGCATTTATTATTTGAGAAGCTTTTGCTTTAGAATAACCTTCTTCTAATAACTCTTTGGCTCTTAATTTTTTTTCATCAAAAATTATTCTTTTTTCTTTATTTATTTTTTCTATATTTTCTCTTACTCCAGGGTTATCTTTACCTTTAGGAAATGAATATCTTTCTCCTTTAAATCCAGGATTCCTATTTCCTTTTTTAAAATTAACTCTCCCACCATCTGCATATCTATCTAGTTCAGCATCATACTGTTCTATTTTTTCAGTAACCATTTCACCGGTCTCACCAAACAATGGCATAACTGTATCGTAATAATCTGACGCAGATATTTCTTTATTGTCGAATGCTTTTCTTGAAATCTGTCCAACTAAATTAGTATAAGTTTTTGGTGATAAAGTATTAACAGCTGCTTTAGTATTTAAAGCTTCTAAACTTTTAAGATATTGTTTTGGTTTTGGTTTAGGAACAATTGGTTGTCCTTCTTCTAGGAAATAAGACGCTATGTCTTTGGCCATGTTAACCTCTGGCTTCTGATAAAATTTGATCTAAGAATTGTTTAAATGAAACTGGCTCTATTCCTTGTTCTTGCATTTCAAAAATATATTTTCTATATTCATCCATCGCTGAATCATTCTCAGCCATTTTAATTGATGGAGCATCTCTTTTGCCATATCTATCTTCGATTTGCATTTCTAAATATTCCATCTCTTCTTCATCTAATAATTCTAAAGGCTTACCGAATAAATCTAAAGACATATCATTTTTCTCTGCCATTGGATCTGGTTGTGATGCCATTTTAGTTCCTTTAAGACTCTGGATCCCTGAAGCCTGATCCATTCTATCATCAGAACCCATTGCATATCCTATTCTACCACCGTAAGCCATATTTTTTGAAAGTCTTTCTCTAGCTTCTTCAATTGCTTCTTGTTGAGAAAAACCTTGTTCTCTAAGTCTTTCTACAAGTTCCATAAATTTATCTTCACTTCCATTTCCATAGTTAGCACGCATCATGCCTCCGGCTGCTTCGTTTTTTCTCATCATGTCAGCTTTGTCGGCCATCATATCTGAAAAATCGTCCATAGCCATATCGTAAACTTTAGCTTGCATTCTAGGAGTCATATCAAAATAGTCATAACCCATATCGTCTGCTATTGACTCTGCTAAATCTTGAATTGCTTGTTTGTCCATAATTACTAATAATACACTTTTGGTTTAGCTTGTAAAGGCTCATCTTCATAATCATCGGGATGCTGAATTAGACCACCTTGTCTAAATCTCATAACTGCTTGAGTCATAGAATCGACTAAGTCATCATGATCTCCATAAGGAAATGCAGCGCACTCTTCAATTACTTCTTGTGCAAAATCCATATCTGTTGGTGCATATATCTTACCACTTTCAAATAATGGAGAAACAGAATTAACTCTCGTATGTTTATCATTACCTTTACTTGGTGTAAAGTTAATTACTGGAATTCCCATTTTTCTTAATTCATAAGTAAGTGGGAGCCCTGAAGCTTTGCCCTCAATGATTACGGTTTCCGGGTTCCAGTAACCGTATTGCTCCATTGCAATACGTCTTAGTTCTGGAAACTCATATCTTCCCTTTAGACAATCTACTAAAATTAAACAAGGACCGCTATCTTCTGTTGGATGAAATACACCCCAAGTAGTAATAGCAGAATAGTCGGCAGTTTCTTTTTTCATAAATGCTGTGTCATAGCTTTGTATAACATGTTCTAGTGGAGGAAGATCACCTTCCCAATCTTGCCACCATTCTCTTTTAATCAATGCACCTTCATCTCCAGTTGGATTTTGCATATATTGTGCATTCCATTTTGATAATGGAATAGATGCTTTAACTGCTTCTAGATCTTCTAGCTTCCAATATTCCGGCCACAGGGGTTTATCAGAAGGTAGGATTGCAGGAAATTCTATAACTTCCCATTGATCGGCTTTATTTTCTTTTTGTGCTTTAATTAATCTTCCCGTTAAATCTTTTTCATTCCATCTTGTCATTACAATAATAATTGTTCCACCGGGTTGGAGACGTTGACGTGGACCAGAAGTATACCATTCATAAGTTCTCTCTAAAGCTTGGGCATTCATTGCATCTTGCTCAGTGTGTGGATCATCAATAATTAGTAGGTCGGCACCACGACCAGTAATAGCAGAACCAACACCAGCAGCATAATATTCTCCACCTTGTTCAGTTTCCCATTTACCAGCGGCTTGTGAATCAGGATTTAATCTAGTTTCAAAAACTTCTTTATACTCAGGTGTATCCATTAAAGCTTTTGCTTTACGACCGAACCTTACAGATAATTCAGTTGTGTTAGTTGATTGAATAATTTTTAATTTAGGGTTTCTACCTACCATCCAAGCGGGTAATAAGTAAGATGCAAATTCAGATTTAGTATGTCTAGGTGCCATATTAATAATTACTCTTTTTGTTTTACCTTGAGCAATCTGATTAAATTTTTCTGCAACTTCTTTATGGTGTTTACCTTCTACAAAATCTGGCCATACATGTTTAACAAAAGCCATGAAGTCATTTTTAATATCTGCTTGTTTTTTCTTATCTTTCCATTTAGCCATATAAATAGCTAATTGTCTTTTTACATCAGGTGGTAATTTCTCAAACTTTTTTAACTTCTCTATATCCATAGTGCATTCGAAAAAAATTTTCTAAAAAATTTTTTGATATGTGTTTTAAAAAGAGTAACTATTTTACGCTTATAAATATCTAAATCCTTGTTTAAATACGTATCGTAGGGACCCCTTTTTATTTATACCTTAATTCATTATTTAAAAAATTGCAAATTTTGCATTGGGCTTGGTACCTCTATTGCCCTGCGACATTTTGTCGCAGGACATTGCAACGCACATAGGAGGGTATGTGTTCTGTGTTTGGGTGCGACATTTTGTCGCACCCTGTAATATTATCTTGACACTAGTCTAATAAAACCATGTAAGCATCGGCGTTGTTTTCTCTAAACCAATTTAAGTTGGCTCTTACTTTGTCCCATAGTTTAGAACCACCCCAACCTAATTTTTTATCTTCCTCAGTTGCCATATATTCATAATAGAATATTGCGTCATGTTTTTTAGCTTCTTCTCTTGTTAGCATTACAGATTCACCGCTGAATCTATTTACTCTTTTATGTGTCTTTTGTTCTGTCATATTTCTCCTTGTTTGTTAATGACCTACATTAACACAATGGCTCATTGAGAGCCATTGCACATAGTGTCGCAGGTTAATCATCGTCTTCATCTTCTAAATCTTCCCACACATCTATTTCTTCTGCAACATCTTCTAGTAGGTTGTAATCATTTTCGTAATCCATATTTCTCCTTGTTTGTTAATGACCCATGATACCAGATTCCTGAACCATGAGCCATTGTCCAAATTGTCACACCCTTTCAATACTATATTCTGGACCCCAACGACTTTCCTCATTCTTAACTTTAGCATAACCACCCGACTCGCGTCTGTGTCTGATAAACTCTATCGGTCGACCTTGCTCAATGTTTTCCATGTTCAATGATAACCAATCGAACTTGCATGCTTGACTACAGAAATATTTATCTGAGCCCGAATACCAATTTTGATTGTCCATGTCACAGTATGCATAACGACCTCTAATCACTCCACGAGATTTTAAAAATCTATCTTGTGTAACATGTGTATGGCAATTAGGTCCTTGGCAAAAATGTTTGTTTGGCATTATTTATAACTCCTTTTCATTCTTCTCATTTCACTATAAAGTTCTAGCATTTGAAATCTATCACAAGACTTAATCCACCTAAGTAATTCCTCACGCATTTCTTTTTGTTCTTCATGTGCTTTTGCTTTGTTGCTACTTATAACTTCAAAATGTTCTTCATTCTGTTGTGCCATTATTGTACCCTCTTATCTTCTTGGTCAAAGATTATTGTGTAATCTTTGGCAGTTCTATAATCGTTCGCGTCAAGATCAAAGTAAGTTAATAATCTATTACCTTGTTTGCCTATCCATTGTTTGCATTTATCATTCCATAAAGCTTTTCTAAATATTCTATTCTTATATTTTTCTGCGTTCCATGTGATTGCAAACATATCATTATTTTCTAGTTTCATATTATACCTTTCTAAGTTAATAGGACTATCCTATATTAGAATAGCCCTATTGTCAAGTGTTAATTTATGCTTTCGTCATATTGTTTTCTTAACGCAATTTTTTGTTCTCGCGTCATTGTTTTATTTTTCATACCTTTAATCATACTTGCAAGGTTGCTAGGATTGTAGATTGTCAATCCTGTTGAGTTAGTTCTAATTAACTCTGCCTCATCAACTTGAATACCTAGTTCAGTAGCAAGTTCAATTCCCTCTGAAAGATATCTGTATGCTTTCAATCCAATTTTTAATTGGTCGGATTGTTTTTGGATTGTATCAATCCATGTTTGGTGTTTAGATACTAGATTGCCTTTTGCAATTCGCCACTCCTCAAATTTAGAGTATTCGTCTTTGGTACAGGCGATTGCTCTTGAACGACAATAAGAAGTTCCAATGACATCAAGATAATATTGGTCATCAAATGTTTTAGTCATGCCTGTATTATCATTAGAAGAATGATAACTACCACCAACTTTGCCAAGTGCTTTTAAACACTCATCAACATGTTTTGTTTTGTGTGGGTTGTCTTTGTTTTCTTTTTGTTGTGCATAGATATCTGGGTTGCAATCCATAGCTTTTAAATCTTCTCTAAAATATGCAAGTGCAAAGTGATTGCCCTCTGTATGATCGTACTCACTACCATTGGTATTGCCAAACAAACCAAAATCAAAATGTGATTTAGTTTCTTTTGGTTCGCCCTCATCATCAACACCCTCGTTGTGTGCAAAGTAAAAACATTTATCTTTTGCTACAACATCACAAGGACTTCCATATTTCTTTTTGAAAGTTCTAAGTGTTGCAACATCTTCTGGTGGATATGCTCTCTCAACAACTTCTTTTGCAAGTTCACTTGCAGTTATATATTGCTCATCAACATACTCCCTTGCTTGAAGATATGCCTCACGTTCTTGAGTGTCCTCATTCTCAAAGACATTTTTTATTTTATTGAACAACTTATTTCGTAGTTCAGTATTCATTCTTATTTTTGTCATTCTACTCCTTTGGTTAATTGAAACTCATTATATCACAATGGCGATTTACTCGCCATTGTGCAAAGTGTCGCAGTTATTTCAGTTCTTCAACTAAATCAACTTTAATATTTTCCATACCCATTTGTTCTGGCTCATCTTCTCTAGCCTCAAAATAATCATCATCATGAGTTTCAAAAAGTTTTTGAGCCTCCTCCTTTGAGTCTGCCTCTACTATTACATACTCCCAAATATCAGCTGTGTAATTTACTTTAAATCTAGGCATATTTATTTCTCCTGTATTAATTAATAAAAAACCATTATAGCATGTTTCACGTGAAACATGAACATGACATACTGTCGCACCTGCGACATATTGTCGCAGCGTTAATTATTTTCTTGACTTGGTCATTTTTGTCGCACCTGCATTTTTTTCTTGAAACTAGGATTATCCTGTGATATTATTAATTCATAAATATAGGAGAAATATATGAATGAAGATGTTAAGATGAGTGTTAAAGATACATTAGACTTGATGAAAGAACTAATGAGTATGATTAAACTTAATACAGATTATATTAAAATTTTAGAAAAAAGAATTTTATTATTGGAGAAGAAATAATGACAGAGTTTAATCCAGATAGTTATGAAAATATGTTAATGCTTTATAATGAACCATCAATGGAAGATGAAGAAAATTATGTTCCATATTTATTTGGAGCAAAGTATTTGTGGTATGGATATAAAGTTGATGCCTGCGACAATTTGGAGAATATCATTAAAGATGAGATGTGATATTATTCGAGAATAGGCTCCTGAGTCAATTAAAGAGCCTTTATAATAACTGACTCATGGGACTTGCACCAGAAAAAGCAAGTAGGATCACGGCTCGAAAGGTTTGACTCCGAGTAAAGCCCACTGATCCCTGATCCAATTGTCCAGGTATTCTAGACACGCTGAGATTGGATCTGGGATCAGTCATTAATGACTGTGGAGATAAACACTATAACACGGGTATTTCGCCAGGATATCTGTATGTCATGCAATGGGAGGCGACATGACTACCCGCGTAGCATAGTGACTGATCAGTAAAATTTTATGGATCTACAATGCTCTACCATTGTAGGTCCTAAGATTATTATTTGCTGGACCCTGACAGGTGATAACCTGTTAGGCCTGTTGCCCGGGCTGTTAAAATAAAGCACGCCGGCCTCAACTCAGGGTCCTGCTAATGATGACCAAGTTAGGGGTACATATCTTGCCTATGGCATTTCCCTGGACCTAAGCAGTGACCTGAAAGGGTAGCGTCGATACTTGGACCAGCAGCGCTGGCTTCCCTGATCAGGATGGCGTTGCTGGTATATGAATTACAAGCATCAAGCGTCAAGCTTTTGACACAATTGATGTTTATAATAAAACCATACAGGAGAAATAAATATGAATAATGAAGACAAAAAAATTGAGACTCAATTGCTCAATAATTTAAAAGCACTGAAGACAGCTCTCCCAACGATGGAGATGGACGAACTGAGATACGAGTTAAAAGAGAAACTGGATACCTGCACCAAGTCCGAATATATAAAACTTCTCAAGAAAATTATTTCTTGGGAGGAAGAGCATTTGAATTATGATTTAGTTGATCAGGATGTTCTCAATGAGAGTTAATAAAAATAATTTGTTGCCGTGGTTTATTCAGGACCATGGCAGCCTGCCGCCGGCATACCTGGCTAGCTGCAAGAAATTTTTCCAAGAGTTGAGCAACAAGCCTCAAGCATCAAGCAACAAGCTGCGACAAAATGTCGCGCGTCAGTTTGTCAAATTTAAATCACCTGGCATTCGTGTTAAAAATAGATTTCAACGAAAGGTATAAAAATATGTTAGTAAAAGATGCATTAAAGATTACAGACTCATTCACTAAAACTTCTAAAATGCCGGGACTGTCTTATAGTCTACCGGCGTGGGCCTGCAAGACTGGACAAAAGCTTGCTAAGATTCCTGGAACTCCTTGCTTTGGCTGCTATGCTAAGAAGGGCAA